GAGTTGTTAATGGGACATGACTAAAAGATTTCATGTCGTAATTGTCCTTTAGAAAGGCGTTCATCTTATTCATAATAATTCCTGTTTAATTAACTTAGACTTATATTATAACAGGTTTTCTAGATAATGTCAAGCGCTAATTTGGTAGTTTCCTCAACTCGTCTAGTCCAACCTCTACCAAAAGTAGCAAAAGTAGATAATTGTTCATAATACTTTTGTCTCATTTCTTGGTACTTTTTCACAGTTTCGTGTTCGCCATTTTCTCTTACATATTCTTCAACTTTTGCCAGAGTATTAGGACCAATACCGCCATCAACTGTGGTACCAATCATTTGTTGTAAGAACTTAGCAGCACGACCTGGTCCTGCATTTACACCAAAGTCAAATACACATAGGTCTAGACCACCAGGTAAATCGTCACCTTTTATTTTATCCCAATAACCTTTTTTGTATATTGGTGCTACATCTTCGACTAATAAGTCTTTCATATCTTTAGTGCCACCATGTTCTTGATAAACTCTTTTTGTAACACCTAGATTTGTTTCACCACCTGGGTCTTTAGGGTGATTTACATAACCACCTTCGTGATGTAAGATTGTTTTCAAACATTTGTCATAATTACTTTTCATTATTTTCCCCTTGTAATTGCTATTATTTTTTTAACTTGAGCTTCAATAACTTGAGCTCTGTTAGGCCAATGTATGTATGCCTCTGGTGATTTTGCTAATTTGATTAATAATGGTATGATAAGTTTTTCTAATTGAGCATATTTTTCTTTTTGTTCTTTACCCAAATTATCTTTTCTTAAATCATATTCATCATCCATTTGCTTTTTAGCAATATCTAATTCAGTTTGATTCTTTTCGTTTACTGCTGTTTTAGTAGAACCAACTAGAGATAATAGTTTATCTAGTTTGTTATCTAATTTACTTACGATATCGCTTGACACCGCCTTAGCAGTGCTATCTGCTGTTTGTTTTACTACTGTTTCTGTTTGTTTAGATTGTTCCTCTGAAGGTTTCTCTTTGACCGAGGTAAAACCCCAATCACCATCACCCTCAAAGCCATCTAAAAAATCAAAGTCTGCCATGTATATTTCCTTTAGTTGGTGTAGCTACACACTCATTTGATACATTATCGGATTGACTACTCAGCTTCTTGACCATCGCCTGGCGTGCTGTAGTTTCTCGATAGTATCATTTATATTTATCTTCCTCCGCCTTTAGACTTACGGTCTCTATGCTTTTTCATCACCTTTTCTACTTGCGATTGCTTCACAGTTTTCTTACCGTATCGTTCAGCAAGTGGACTATTAGGATGAGCTTCTGCCGCCTTTGACATTACCTCTTTCCAACCGCCGTCTGTTTTACTATCAATACTACCAACACTCGATACTATATTCATTTGTGTTGGTGGTAATAATTTTACATTTTTGTTTCTTTTGAGTTTTTCCATTTCTGCAATAGACATGAAGTCCTCATAAACTATACCTGTTTTTAAATTCTGAAATCTATATGTTGGCATTTTCTCGCTGTCTCCATTCTTTTCTCATTTGTATATATTTAGGGTCATTTGTAACACGACTTCTTGCCTGATAAAATACCTTAGCAGATTTTGCTTTAGGACTAGTTGCCCAATCTTTTTCTTGTGGTCTTATCTTACCACTATCATCATACTTTTTACCACTCTTATGATTTGCATATCTTCTTGCTCTAGTGAAACCCATTTCTAAAAACTTTCTTGCCATATCCATACCTACAAAATCTTCTTGGTCTTTGTATTGATGATATAGATGAAGTATTCTCATAGCCGACATAGCAGCGTCATACGGTGTCTTAAATCGCCAATACTGACATATATCATTCGTGTATGGTCTTATTAACAACACACCTTGCTCACCACGACCTATACGATATCTTGTATCATTTGGTGTAAATAATAAATTTTTGTAATCTAAATTATAATCAAACTCTATCATGCTCTCTAACTTTTATCAAAATATATAGTGCTATAATTGTAACAGGTATACCTAGAAAAAATAATCCTATCATTTTGTCTTGCCTTTTTTACCAGTTCTATGGTCAACTTTACCTTTTCGTTTTGCTTCGTGTTTTGCTTTTCGTTTCTTCCTGCGTTCTTCCGTAATACTTTTAATTGCGTCTATGAATTTATAAACTTTCATTCGTGTTCGCCACCAGGGTCATTGTTAGGTAATTTTACTTTATATGGATTACCATTATTATCTCTATACATAACATAATCTCTTGCTCTGCCATGTGAATGATAGCCCTCTTTAAATCTATAAGTTCTTTCACTTGCTGTAAAAGTAATTACGGTAACAACAATTGCAAGTATTAAAACAAAGTGACCTACAACCGTTATACCAAAAACATACCATGACGAAAAGAATAATGAAAAGGTTATACACCACATCCATGCTAGTATTTGTAATATCAAATGTCTTACCTGCATATCAGGAATATGTCGTAATGGATTTCTATTCATATTCATCACGCCTTCCCAACCGTTTACTATAAATTCTCTCATTGTACTCCTTCACTAAACCATTGTGGTATTTCTCTGTTAGTCCATTTAGCAAAATATGCTTTTGCTTCTATGTAATAGTTTTTGTATGATTGTATAGAATCGCCTTTCACTATGCATTGTGGAAAATGAGACATAGCAGGTGGTGGTTCTTGCCAACCATTGTCTTTTAAATTAACTGGTGGATATTTTAAAATGTTTTCAAGCAGTTCAATCGTACTGTGTTTTTTGTTATATCGGTGTGTATATTCCCTACCAAGCTCGGTGAACAACGAGTACAGCCAGTTGTAGTGCTGAGAAGAAGAACGAGCCCACACAGCACTAGGGTGGTGATAATGTACTGCTTTGTAAATTGTTGCTTCTTCATTTGGATTTTCTAATCGGTATCTTTGTACTCGTCTGCCTGTTTTAGATTTTGCTTCGTATTTAATGCCGTCAATCATTCGTTTTGCTGTAGATAATAATTGAGCATATTCTACAATCATTTTAACCACATGCTTATCAACATGAAGTTCAGCACACACCTTTGTATCATTATGTAAATAAAATATATTCATGTTAGTATTATATCAGTTTAATTCTCTTTTGTCAACCCCTTTGATTCCCTGCATAAGAGATTGTAGTTTATCCATCCATATTCTTTTGAAGTCTGGATCTTGAGCAGCTTGATGTGCCTTCCATAAGTTTGCAGCTCTTCGCCAAAATAGTTCCATATTATAGTTCATAAACACCTCTTATATTATATTGTATTATTTCTTTCACTAGTTCAACATATGTAGGTTTACTAGCATATTTGTCTAGATAGTTTGCCAATTCTAATGCGTCATTGACACCGTTTGCTCTTGCTATTCTTAGTTCTTCAAAGGCGTGAACATTGTTTAATATATGTAAATAGTCAACAACACTTTCACATTTACTACTATACATTTTTACACCCCACCCAGGCCACTTAGTCCAAGGTATGGGTAGTAAATATGGCACTTCTTTATTCCATGTTCTAATACCAAACAGATTATTACCTTCATTTGCAAATCTAGAAGTACCCCAACCAGTTTCTATAACTGCTTGAGCAATAATTAATTCGTTAGGTATTTGATACTCAGGTTCTATATTCTGATAAAGATAGTTAATACAACCATTCAATGATTGTACAAAATTATCTTTTGATGATGTGTCAATCTGAGGTAGTCTATGTGTTTTTTCAATTACCTTATGAACACCGTACTCTAAATTAATTGGTTGATAACTTACAGTTTTAATAGCAGGATTTTCAATCCATTCTTCTATATCAAGTTTACCTCTAATATCTTCTAAAGGTTCTGGTATTGTTAGTTTATTATAACCAGGACAGCCATCGTCTGTGCATGGTTTCTCTGAACAGGCATATACAAATAAGTATATACCTAAAATTGTTAAGATTGTTGTAAAGTATTTCATATTAACTTTTTTAACTCCCTTTTTGTTGCATAGGGTTTATGTAATCTACAAGTGAACCATCTAAACATTGGTTCAGGTGTAGCAGGACCTTCGAACATACCGCCCGATCCTATCTCACTTGTGCCTTCAGCATAAATGAGTTTTTTCATAAACAAAGAAAGAGCAGCATCCCACTCTTTACAAGGTTTATATTGAGCCCTAATTCGTTTAGGTGTTTCATAGATACCTTTACGGTTATCTATAATTCCTTTTAGTATCTTTTTTTCGTATCTATTTAATTTCAAAATGTAGCCTTTCGTTATTATTTAGTTATAAACAGTTACACCTGATTCAGGTGCATTACTGATTAATCTTGTTTTATTATATTTCATGTCTTTTATATAATCTGAATTGATATCAAAATGCCAAGATAAGTTTTCCTCTAACATAGGAAAAACATGGTCATTATCTCTCAATTCAGGTTTTAAAAACATATAATATTTAAATGCAAGGTCCTCGGTTTCAAACCAAGTGATACCTTGTATCTCTAATATTTGTGGGTGGTCACCATGTGATTTGCCATTTTTGTCAGCAAAAGAAACCATACAATACATATTACTATCTTTCATATACAGCAAAACTTGTTGCATTGTTCATGTGCATAAAAGACGGATTTCTTTTATAAGTATCGGTGGATGGGCCACGATATCTAATTCTTAATTTTAGTTTAAATTTTTTGATAAGATTTTTAACAAACTGTAAATGTTTGATATCAATTTTTTTCATAATTGCAACTTCATTATCTTTTGTATAATAAAAAGCAATCTGTTTATCAAACATATTTTCATAAAGAGTTGCGACAGAATCCCACTCTTGATGTTTGTTTAGTATTTTTTGTAGTTGTTTATTCATAATATAGTCTTTCTTTTTTGTTATTATACTTATATAATACACTAAAAAGACATATATTGCAAGCATTATTCCAATAAAAATGGACTAAAAAACCCTTGTTTTCTGCGCTTTTGTAGATTATTCCACATAAAAAAACCCTTATAAATCAACACTTTATAGTCGTCTTAAAGTATTGAAAAATAAGGGTTTTAGAGGGTTAAAACTACTCTTTTTTCATAAAATCGTCATTCCAACCAAATGCTTCTTTGACTAGATTGCCAGTAAAGCCTTTGTATTTGTTGTTGACTTTTTTGTTTACAACTGCTACTAAAAACTCTGCCTCCTCAGCAGATAGACCTTCTAACATTTGAATAAAAAGTGTTTCTCTTTTATTATTAGATAAAGTATTGTCGCCACCTTTTGTGAAAAGATATAATCTTTTTGCTTCTTGTTGTAAAACAGTATGCTCTGTTCCTACAGGAGCGTCATTTACTTCATATGGCACATCACCTTGTGGTAATAACCATTCAATCTTTGGATCAAAAGCACCTTTTAAAACTTGTCTTAAAGCTACTGAATCGTGGTCTTTTAATACTTTTAGTTTTCTAGGTTTATCTTTTGCATTGTTTATTTTAGTTGCAATCTCACTCATTAGAGGCGGTACAGCTCTGCCAGCGTCTGCCATTGCTTGCATTCCTCTTCTATTTGCTAATGCTGGGTGTGATTGTGTTGGCTCTTGTGGTAAGCCTTCTTGACTTGCGATTGAGCCATCTGGGTTTCTTCTTATTATAACCATTGTTTTCTCCTTAACAGTTCTTTCGAAGTCTAAAATTCGTCTATGACTTCGATTAAAGTTTTAAGTTTTTTGTTTATAAAGTAACCGAGTATTTTATCTCTACTTGCTACTTTGACATTCAAAAACTCATTATTAATTTTCTCCTCAAGTTCATGAGGTATACAACTTAAATCAATTAGTTTTCGATTTCGGTCGTAATTCTTTTGTTCTTCTTCGGTAAAGGTCATAAAAACTTCCTCTACCCAACTATTTATCT